TAGGTGGTTTGCAGACTTACCTTACTGGGTTAAGGTAGTAACGCTTCTATTATTTGGCTATACCATTGGATTAGTGTCTCGTGCTTTGGAAATAACCTAACGATTGAGGGCGAATTAAAAACGTTTGCTCTATTAATCCGTTACTTACCCGATGGTAATACTAACAGACACAGGGGAGCAGTCTTTCGTTTGCATTCCAAGAGCAGAACCTAGCGGCAGCGTATCGCTTATCGTGCGATCCAAGCGGCAGAATAAAACGCTATACACGGTAACACCTGCAACGGCATACAGCAACGGTAGCTTAACGGTCACATGGACACCTGCAAGCGGCAGCGAGTTCGTCGATGAAAATTTCTACTACATCGAGTTGAAGGTAGGCAGTACGTTATACTGGAGAGGCCAGGGCTATTCCACAAGTCAAACCGACCTGCCTAAGTACAGCATCAACAGCGGTAAGTTCACGCAGTCCACATCGAATAACAATACTTTCTTGACGATATGAGCAACATTAGATTTGTTGAATTGAGCAGCTACGAGATACCACAGCCTACTGAGGTAAAGGGTAAGGAGTGGGTTAGCTACGGCGTAGACAACGGCTACTACGACATCCTGCTAGGGCTTAAAAACTCAGCTACCAACAGCGCACTAATTAACAGCATCACAGATTTAATCTATGGGCGTGGGCTAAATGCTACCAACGCAGGCTCAGACTTAGAGGGGTGGGCTAACTTCTTAGGTACGCTATCGGAGAATGAACTTCGATGTTTAACCGATGACTACTATACATTAGGGCAGGGCTTCCTGCAATGCGTTTGGAATAAAGCGCACACCGAAATAGATAAGGCTTACCATACACCAACGCAGAACTGGCGACCTGAGAAGTGCAACGAAGACGGCGATATTGAGGGCTACTACTATCACGACGATTGGGCTAACGCCAAGCCTACGGACGAGGCTATGCGCGTTCCTGCATTCGGTACGTCAAAGGATGCCATCGAAATTATCTGCATCAAGCCATACCGTGCAGGACATTTCTATTTTACACCCGTTGAGTATCAAAGCGGGTTAGCCTATGCAGAAGTCGAGATAGAGGTAGCGAAGTACCACATCAACAACATCCATAACAAGTTCAGCGCAAACCACATTATTAACTTCAACAATGGTGTGCCTGAGTCTGACGAAATGGATGCCATCGAAAATAAGATAAAGCGCAAGTTCACAGGCGCAGAAGGCGACGGCATCGTGGTGGCGTTTAATAGAGGCGCAGAGGAAGCTGCAGACGTTCAAACGGTGCAGCTAGTCAATCCGCACGAACAGTATCAATTCATCGCAGAGGAGGCAAGCCGCAAGCTAATGGTATCGCACCGCGTAGTTAGCCCTGTCTTAGTAGGTCTAAAGACTGAAAGCGGAATAGGCAGCAATGCAGACGAGCTACGGATGGCATCGCAGCTATTCGACAACACGGTTATTAAACCAATTCAGCGGCAAATCATTGAGGGCATTGAGCCGATCCTAACGGCTAACGGGTACAGCTTCAACCTTTATTTCGAGACATTGCAGCCACTAGAGTTCCTAGAGGTAGGCGCAGAAGACTTGGATACAGCAGACGTAGCAGCCAAGGTAGGCGCAGACGTGGTAGATGTACCAAGCATTGCAGATACATCAGCAGCCACAGCCGAATCGCCCGAAGAGATAGCTAAAGTCCTTGTTAATAAGGAAGCAAGCTACAACGGCGCGCAGATTGCTAGTGCATTGGAGATTATGACAGCGGTAGTTGAGGGTACATTGACGGAAGATCAAGCCATTACCTTCCTCATTCAAATGTTGCAGTTCGATCCTGAGGTAGCGAGGGCGTTATTCAGTGGCTCATCAGCGGCAACCCTGAGCAAGATGAAAGACCCGCTTAATTTGGTGGACGAATTAGGCGAGGATAACCTAGATGGGTGGGATTGTATCTTTGAAGACGAGGACTTTGACGACGATGGCTGGGATATTGAGAAGGCCGTAAGGCAGGCTAACCTAGATGAGCGTTATCAAAGGATGTCAGCGGTTCAGAAGGTGCAGAACTTCGTAAGTACGGGGTCGGCTAGGCCGAACGCTAAGAGCGACCAAGACCTAGACGATAAAGACCTAGTAGTTAAGGTTCGATATGAGTACAGCCCACGCACTTCTAGCAATAACAGCCGCGAGTTCTGCAAGCGGATGGTGTCAGCGGGTAAGCTATACCGAAGGGAGGACATAAAGCAGATGTCTAACAAGTCGGTCAACCCCGGATGGGGGCCGAACGGCGCGAACACCTATGACATCTTCCTATACAAAGGCGGGGGCGATTGCCATCACCGATGGATTAGAAAGATTTACGCTAGGCTAAACGACAGCGGAGACATCGACGTGAGAAGCCCAAAGGCTCAGAGCTTAATCGAAAGCTATCGAGCAGTCAAGGCGGCGGGATACGATAAGGGCGAAGACCCCGACTACAAGAAAGCGAAGACGCTACCAAAGGATATGCCTAACAACGGATTCTTAAAACCACGATAATGGCGAAGGTCTTACTAATACAAAGAGAGGATTTAATTACGTTCACCGCAATGAACGGCAATGTGGATGAAGACAAGTTCATCCAGTACATCGGCATCGCTCAGGATATGCACTTGCAGAAGTACCTCGGCACGGACCTACTTGTTAAGCTACAGAACGACATCAGCGCATCAACGCTGGCGGGTAACTACCTGACCCTTGTAACTGATTGGGTCAAGCCTGTTCTTATTCATTGGGCTATGTACGAAATCATACCACGACTTGCGGTGCGTGTGGGCAACGGTGGACTGTTCCGGCATGAACCTGAGAACGGTAGCCCATTGACAAGCGAGGAAGTTCAGGAGCTACGGATGGGCGAGAAAGACCTAGCGATTTACTACACCGAGCGCATGATAGACTACCTATGTGCTAACAGTAGCCTATTCGCAGAGTACAGCACGAACACGAACGAAGACGTAGACCCGTCGACGGCTACCAATTACAGCGGGTGGGCATTAAACTAAGATATGGCAAAGAAAGACATTTATAAACCGAAGGCTGAAAACATTAAACGCCTGAAACAATTTCTAAAAAAACAAGAGAATGGAGTTAATCGAATCCGCAGCGAGGCTGATAGGTGAGTACGGCCTACTTACGGTGTTATACGCCCTACTTATTGGTGGCCTATTTTGGAAAGGCAAGAGTATAATGAGCTGGTTCATAGACACCATCCGAGCAGCCGAGACGGTTAAGATGCTTATGATTTCAAACCAAGAGTTGAAAGGTCAGTTGGAGCAGATGTCTAAGGAGCTAGAGAATCAGACGGCCATCATCTTGGAATATACCGAGCGAATCGCGGTATTAAGCACACGACTAGAGCAGTATGAAGACCACTTCACCAAGCGCACCGCGCAGAAGTCTAGAAGTAAATTGAACTAATATGAGGTTGAGTAAGAATCTAACGTTATCAGAAGCAACCAAGAGCCGAACGGCTAGCAGGCTAGGCATCGACAACACGCCTACCACTTCACACCTTAGCTACCTAAAGGCAACGGCAGAAAACATCTTTCAGCCAGTCCGTGACTTCTTTAAAAAGCCGATAGCAGTAACAAGCGGCTACCGTTCGCCATCGCTTAACCAAGCAATAGGTGGCGCGGGTAGATGGGAAGGCGGGATGTATATACCAAGCTCGCAGCATTGCTACGGTGAGGCGTTGGACCTTGACGGCGATCATACAGGCGTGGACAACGCTAAGATATTCCACTACATTAAGGACACCCTAGACTTTGACCAGCTTATATGGGAGTTCGGGGATGACAAAAAACCCGATTGGGTACACGTAAGCTACAAGGTAAACCGCAATAGGGGTCAGGTCTTGGTAGCGAAAAGGAACAGCAAAGGACACGCATACTACGAGGCATGGGATTAATCGATAGAATCATAGGAGGAGGCGCAGAGGGCGCGGGTAAGGGCATCAAAGAAATCGTCGAGGGTGTAGGCGGTACTATTGATAAGTTCATCCAAACACCCGAAGAGAAGGCACAGCTAAAGGCAGAGCTAGAGACGGAGATAAGTAAGCGATGGGAAGCAGATGCGGGCGGTAAGTCTTGGCTATCGCAGAACGTCCGACCTATTACATTGGCGTGGGCTTTGTCTATATTCTCTGTTATGCTATTCACCGACGGCAACGTGGGCGACTTCTCAATACAGGACGCATACATACCCGTCTTTCAAACTGTACTCATCACCGTTATCGGCGGCTATTTCGTAGCACGTTCCTTTGATAAGCGGGGTCGTATTAAATAAAAAGCTATCTTCGTGGAATATGCTTGAAGTCATACACGGCAAAGTTCCAAGCAAAAGCAACAGCTACCGCATCACATCGCGGGGCAAATTTCCACGCTTATACAAGACCCAAGAACTAAAGGATTACGAACGTTCCTTTGCTTTACAGATTCAACACCACAAAGGGCTAAAAATAGCCACGCGTTTTAAGCTAGTTCTAAGCGTCTATTATCCTTCGCGCAGGTCTGACTTAGACAACAGCCTTAAAATCGTCCTAGACAGCCTGCAAATGGCTCAGGCGGTGGTTAATGATAGGGCGTGTGTAGAGATTCACGCGACCCGACACATAGACAAGCAGAATCCTAGAATAGAATTTGAACTAACAGCCATGGAAGATGAGAAGACCTAGACTAACTGAAGGTCTGCTGCACCACGTAGACAGCTTGAAGAATAGAAAGGCCAGCAGAGTTCTAGTGATAGGCGACCTACACGCGCCATTCACCCTTGACAACTATCTAGAGTTCTGCGTCGAGCAGTCCGAACGGTACAATACTAACCGCGTGATCTTCATTGGCGATGTGATAGATAACCATTACAGCAGCTACCACGAATCATCCGCGGACGGGCTAGGGGGTGAGGATGAACTAGCCGCAGCCATCAAGGTATTAGCTAAATGGTACAAGGCATTTCCTGTTGCAGATGTTACAATAGGAAACCACGACCGCATGGTAATGCGTAAGGCGCAAACATCAGCCGTGCCAACACGCTGGATAAAGGCGTATAAGGATGTCTTAGAAGTGCCGGGGTGGAAATTCACTGATAGGGTGGTAATAGACGACGTTCAGTACATTCATGGTGAAGCCGGAACGGCTAAGAAGAAAGCCGCAAGCGATATGATGAACACGGTACAAGGCCACCTGCATACGCAATGCTACACCGAGTGGATGGTGGGTGAGAAGTTTAGAATCTTTGGTAGTCAGGTTGGTTGTGGTATAGATCACGAATCCTACGCAATGGCATACGCTAAACGAGGGAAGAAACCAGCCATCGGATGTATGGTTATACTCGACGAGGGCAAAACCCCCATTAATTTACTTATGAACTTATGAATCTAACCTGTCCAAAATGCGGTAAGCAAACCGTAGACGCTACCGAGTGGTGGCTTAACCGGTGGTTTAAATTTCAGGCTCAACTTGTGGCGAATAAAAGCAAGTACAGCAAGACTGAATACACCCGTAAATACAAAGCCTCCCAACGTAATATTGAGAGGCTCGACCCTTGGTATAGGGCGGTGAAGGATTAGGTTAATCTATCAACGTCATCTGCTCGTCAGGGTCGGGAATGTAAAGGTCGAACACCTCAGCAGACCACGCCTGCAATACTTCTTTAAACGCCATGAACTCGGTAGTGGTTAGCTCGCTAGTTGACTTAACTCGGTGCGCTAACACCTCGCCCGTTTCCTTATTCACTACCTCGTCAATCATCAACCCGCGTTCACGCTTGGCAACCGCTAGCTTAATGATGCTATGAACGTCTGATTTGTTCATAGTGTTACCTAGCTGCCGCAGGTGTTCGTGTAGAAGTTCCACAGCAACACCCCAATACCATCTATTTTGAAACGTCGTGCGCTTGTTTCTAACGCGCTCAATAGTAAGGGTGATAGTCTTGCCCTCAAAGTGAGCTATCGCGCCGGCTAGATGCGCCCTATTGCGCTCTAGCTTACCGTCCTTTACCGATGATTCAACTGTTAGTTTCATAAATGCCGCCATTAAATAAAGTATTACTGTTGGTGCAATAAGAAGTAAAGCCTTGTTTCTTACTATCGTAATCCTGATATTTCTTTGATGTGTTTCGTTAGTTGCGTTTGGTTGTAGTTGCCGCGCTCAGTTACGGGATGCGGTAGCCTACTGTATAGGTAGCCAATAAGCTGACAAGCGTCTGCAAATGTAGGCGACTGCGATAGCATTAGCTTAATACCATCCAGTTCGTTGTCGGATAGCGTCACCCGTTCTAGCATGTCGTCGATTGCCCAACGCTGGTCTTCTAACATGGGTGAACCCTCCTCGAAGTTCTCTTCCCAAAATGATTCAAACTCATCCATTGTTGATAGGCTTAAAATCGTCTGCCTCGTCTTCACTATACAGATACCCATGCGCATCGATAGCGATAAGGATAGCGCGAGCCTTCGCCCGTTTCTCTGCCATCTCTAGGTAGTACTTCGCCGCGTTCTTTACGTTCGGCTTTTCAGCAGAGCCAAAGGATGATGCTATTACCGCACCGTCTTTTAATACGTCGCACCTGATGGCGCAATAGTCGGGTGATACTAGCACCACATCGAAGCGGTAGTCTAACGCTTCCGCGCTTGCTATCTTCTGAATGCCCGTCTTGGTTATGATCGCCGTGCCGTGTAGCACGAAGATGTCTTCGTCTTTATTGAGGTTGTATTTCTCAAACACACCTCTTAGAAATTCTTTTTTAGTGGCCATTGTGGTAGTCTTCGTAAACATTATCTAATTCTATTTCGTAGGTCATCGTGGCATCTATCATGCCGTTGTCTTCAACGTAGTCGTTGAACATTTCAAAGGCTTCATCCTCTGATTGTGCGTAGCCGATGTACTTACCGCTCACCAGTACGTTCCATATCTTGCGTGTAAAGTTACTCACGCTTTCTCTTCTTTGGATTGTAGGTGCATATCTACGATTGACTCAATGCTCATTAGCCGTCATTATCTTGTCTTTACTCATCGTTTCCAACATTTGCAAGGTTATACATTTCTTTACTCACCACCTTGATAGCTTCAAGGCTTTGTAGCATTCGCATCTTGTATAGCTGCGGTGAGTCTCCGATACTACCCGCCTCAACTTCGGCAAGTAGATCCTCGTAGGTGTCGTAGTCTCGAAGCAGCGCGTCGATGTCGCTACTGAGTTGGTTAAGTCGTCGGATGTTTTCGTGTGGTATCATTACTTTGTGTTTTATGTTTCAACAAATATATAAACTATTTGCATACCCAACACAATTAACGTAACTTTGTCAAAATATTCATCATGAACACGACAGAGAAGGCAAAGTATTTATCGAAACTACTTGGGAGAAGCTGGCTTCAAAACAAGCTAGGCGTTAGCGATTCAACGTTAAGGAACAGACTACGCGGTGACTACGCATGGAATGAATATGAGGTTGAGATTATCAACGACTTGTTTGAATCACCCGTAAAAAAGCTAGCATGACTATCGACCAAGCATACAAAGAGCTAGAGGATATAGCTAAACGCCGGGCAACCCTGCGTAAATACATTACGGTGCACGCGCCCGGAGGCTACAAGCCGAAGCATAAGAACAACATACCAGCCGACGAGGTGATAGGTGTAGTGTCTAGGGTAACGGGTGTATCTTACGGCATGATAACAGGACGGCGGCGACTGCGTGAAGTGGTCAATGCTAGGTATATAGTTGCGTACATCCTACACGATGAATTTAACTGGACGCTTACCGATACAGGTAAGGCTTTGGGTCGCGACCATGCGTTAATGATTCACGCGGTTAAGCAAATCAACAACATCATAAGCCTAAACAGGCGGCACGGACTAGACCAAAAGCTAGTGGATAACCTGCACCAAGCTATTAATGAACTAAAAGAATGAGCAAGAGAATATTGATAGCCTGCGAGGAGAGTCAGGCGGTATGCGTAGAGTTTAGAAGGTTAGGCTTTGAAGCGTTTAGCTGCGATATTCTACCATGCTCAGGCGGTCATCCTGAATGGCATATTCAAGGGGACGTGATTAAAATAATCAGCGGCACGAACGGATTCAATAATCAATTTTGGACTGAAGCAGGAACAGTTGAAAGAAATATTGAGAAATGGGATATGATGATAGCCTTTCCACCGTGTACTCATTTAGCTGTAAGTGGCGCGGCTTGGTTTGAAGAGAAAAGAAAAGACGGACGGCAGCAGGATGGCATTGACTTTTTTATACAACTAGCAAACGCCCCAATAGATCACATCGCTATTGAAAATCCGGTAGGCATTATGAGCAATGAGTTCAGAAAGCCTGACCAAATTATACAGCCATATTATTTTAGAGACCCTTACCAAAAAACAACCTGCCTCTGGCTTAAAAATATGACACACCTTTACCACAATGATAAGATTAACCTATTCGATGACGAAGTTACACATGTTGATAAGGGCGAATTTGTGGAATGGGTAGATAAAAAAACAGGAAAAGTTAAACGTATGTCGAAGTGGTATAATGACGCAAGAAGTGGGTACCACGGACATAAAAGAAGTAAAACCTTTCCGGGTATAGCGAAGCCTATGGCGGAACAATGGAGTAAAATATTATGATACAGCACCAACTAACCAAGCCGATCCTATTAGCTGAGATAGCTAGCTACAAGAGCAGGCTACGAA